GCTTCTGTCATCCAGGGCCGTTCGTCCAATTCATTTCTGAAGCCTTTCCCAGCGGTATTATGTACCGTCATTGGCGTCCTCACAACTTCCCGTTCCGCGCCCGCCGCCTTATCGATGGCTTTGCTGATATTCAGCGACTTGCAAAAACCGCTACCGTACAACCATAGTATAGTATCCCGCACCTCCCATCCCGCGTCCTCGATAGCGCACACGAGCCGATGCTGGGTTCTGGTCCCGCCGAACGCGAGGAGTATCGCGCCGGGTTTCGCCACGCGCAGGGCGGCTGCCCAGAACGGTACGCCGGGTACGCCGTGGTCCCACGCCTTGCCCATGAAACCGCCGCCCGTCTTCTCACCCAGGTATCCCGCAGGGCCGTCGCTTAGTCCGTAGGGCGGGTCCGTGATAATCGTGTCCACGCTTCCCGCGTCCATGCCTGCCATCACGTCGAGGCAGTCGCCGCAGTGCAACGTCACTCGGTCGGTCATGGGTCCACCTGTTCGGACGCCACCGCCCCGCGCTCGTCGGCCACCCGCACGAAGGCTTCGGCGGCATCGAAGGCAAAGACGGCTTTCTTTCCATTATCGCAGTTACAGCGCAACGTTTCGTCAAGTACGAGTCCGACGAAGATGTCCCGTGCCAGGTCGAGCACGGGGGATGTCGGTATGTCCATGATTCTGTCCTCCGCGTGTTAGGGTGAATAAGGCGGGCGCACGGAAGGGGGGGGACCGTGCGCCCTTTGGGAATGCGCCGGGGAACTGGGTGAAAACCCGGCGCCTGTAGGGCTATTCAGGCGGCGGCGTGCGCTGCCATGAGATTCTACGAAGCCACTTCGCAATCCTTCCCTTCAGCGAATGAGCAGTCACCATTTTGTCTGTGGCAATCGCGAAGTCTATGGCCTGTAAAATTCTCATATCCATCGTGTCGAACGTTGTTTTTCTATTCATTGGGCACCGCCCCTCCTTGCAGCAGCTTCGACACCTCAACCGCTATCAGCCGAATCGTGTCCGCGTCAATGGCCTTCTTGGCGACCCCGGCTTCCGTCTGCGCCAGGTAGCCGGGCAGCACCGCTTCGATGGCGGCTTTCACAACGGCGTTTGTGACCACGCCCACAGTCTCCAGTTCGGCGACGCCAAGCACCGCGAGCATTTCGGCCTGCGCCGTTGAGTCCATCACATTGTCTTGAGCCAAGTCAATGGTCCAGTATTCGTTATCGGCGTTCTGGACTCGTATCGCCATTTTCGCCACCGCGGAAATCACGTCGCCCGGCTGGCCGATTACCGTCTGCCGGTACTTGATGCTTTCACCTTCGGTCGGGTTGCCCTCTGCGTCAAGCACCCCGGCCTGGATGTTTTCAAAGTCGGTTGTCACCTTCATCTTGTCGCCGCCAATCCCTTGGCCAAGCCCGACACACCCGGTCAGGAAACACGCCGCCACGAGTACTGTCAGAATCTTCCGCATCGCTCTTCTCCTCAGTTGTTACACAATGAACTGTCCTGCAAACACCACGAACAGCGCAGCCAACACGGCCATGCTGAATGCCAAAACGATAACTCCCAAACAGCACGCAGCCTTCTGCATCATTCGCCCTTCGGTTTGCCGGCCCTTGCACGTATTTTCGCCAGTTCCTTCTGAAAGTCCCGCTCTGCTTTTTGTTGCTCAATCGACCCGGCATCCTGCATAATGTCGCGGACATACTCCGCATAGTCCAGGGTCGGCGAGGGTGTCGTTCGCACCTGATACTCCGCAAGAATGGACTCCGACCACCGGGCCGTCTCCTGCCGGTCTTGCCAATGTCCGTAAAGGAGTAGACTGACCAACACGATTGCCAATGCGCCACACAGTTTTTTCATCACTCGTCCTCCGGTTCGCCGGGGCTGTAGAGGTGCTCGACGAGACTCCGATGCACGAAGAGCAGCATCTTGTTGCCCTTGGTGAACGCCATGCCTTCAGGGCCGCGCTCGACGCGCAGGGTTGTTCGGGGAGGCTTGACCGAGAGCCCGAACGTCTGGCCGTCGCCATCTTCGCCCCGCGACTCGAGCTCGAGCAGAGCCCGGCATGTGATGGCCTCTTGACAATTCAAGGGTCCGAGTTGGACGTTCAGGTCGATTGTGGTGGGGTACTTCTCTTGCATTGTTTGTCGTTCCTTCCGCGTGGTCATGAGGTGAGGGCTCGGAACGACGCAACCGGGATGTCAGCTTCGTGTTCCGCAATCAGGTCGCGTACCGTGATTCCTTCGCCCTCCATCCTCGGGTGCAGATGAGTATACAGTGCGTAACGCATTCCGTCAAGGGCATGGTCGTTCATGCTTACCGGCTTGTCTAATACAATGCCGTTCCGATCTTCAAGCCAGTGGTACAATGCGGCCTCTTCGTTCAGGTTCACGTTCCACTCGTTTGTGTGGACGTGGAGCGACTTGACCAGGGTGATTCCGTCGAGCACGGACCCGGCCCGTTTGTCGCACGGGTACACGTTGAACCCGGCCCGGCATAGCTCCTCGATGCGTGCTGGCTCTGCGCAGTCGGCATAGATGGGCGCACCGACCGGCAGCTCCATCAACTTCATTCGGGCGATTAGGTCCGCGTTCGTGAGTTGGGATTCGTAGAGCCGTTCCCGCAGATACACGTCGCCGGCGAACCGATACTCGGTCCCTTGGGTAATCAGCGCCACGTCCCGGAGCCCGCACTGGATGAGCGCGGTCGGGTTGTTGTACCCGAAGTCCAGCCCGAAGAGAAGCTCGTCGTACAAGTCTTTCTCGGGTACGTCGGGCCAGGGCGCCATGTCGAATCCGCCATAGATGATGTTGCCGAGGGCGCCCCACAGGCCCCGGACATAGATGTCGGCGTAGTGCGGGTCCCGTTCACAGAGCGCGTCCATCTCGCGTCGGTCAGCGTCGTCAAGGAACCGATTATGGCAGTACGTGGTCCAGCATATGCGGGTGCGCCCGTGCTGGGGCGTGTCGAAGTAGAATCGCTTCAGCGGGTGGTGCTCAGAGATGGGATTGAACGTGACGATGGTCTGCTTGTAACTTGGCGACCGGCCACGCATCCGCAGGTTCAATTGCTCGAGGTCGCGGATGGTGACTTGTGTGGCTTCCTCGACCCAGATGTTCGTCGGGTTCACGCCGCGTTCGTCGACCACCGACTTGATTTTCTCCGCGTCGTCGAGGCCGAAACACGCGATGGAGTTGCCGTTCGGCAAGAAAGTGAGCGTGTAGACGCTCCGATTGATTTTCCAGAACGCACCCGCGTTCAACCGTCCAACGGCAGAGACCAGTTGCGGGAACACCGTGCTGGCCCGTTTGTCGCCGACCTTGACCAAGGCCAGCGAGAACTGCATGGGCTCCTGCATGGACCGGACCGCGAGCTTGTCGGCGGCGAAGACGGACTTGCCGGACCCGGCGCCGCCATAGCAGATGAGGTTGCGCTTCTTGCAGGCGAACAACGGCCAGAATGCATCGTTCGTGATGGCGCGAAGGCGCTCCCAATCAAACGCTACTGTCGCAGTCCGCGAAGTGCCCGTTCGTGTTTTGGGGCGGCTTGGTGGGGCTGTCCGGGTTGATGTCCGGGTCATCGTAGTCCTCGGCAGGCCAGTCGTCTGGCAGCTTGATGCTGTAGGTCATGTCGCCGCGCAAGTCGTGTTCAACCCGCTCGATGTACCCGCGTGATTTGCCCTGACACTTGAGGAAGAAACAGATTGCGCCCAGGTTCGGCGGCCACTTGTAGTTGCCTTCGGCATCGCGTGGCGGCGAAATGAGCGAGTGCAGCGCGACCTCGGCTTGGTCAAGCGCGGACTCGTGGGCTTGTTGGAGCACGTCGTCAAGCTCGGGGTGTTTCTTACAGTAGTTGTCTACTGTATGCCAATCGCACCCGAGCCGACGTGCGGCCACCGTTTTGAACCCCCGGCTTTCAGTGAGCGCCTTGGCCATCTCTTCGACAGTGAACATCGCTTTACCGGCCATCACGTCATCCCCCCACAATGGATGCATCGGTGCAACGTTTCCCCCAATCCCCACCCCGCGCCGAGAGCGTAGGCGATGCCCAACGCGACGGCCTCGGCGGCCAGGAGCAGGGCCACTATCAGCCTCCGGCCCCACCGCTCGAAGGCGTCCGGCTTGTCCACGTCGGCGAACGCGGCCAGGAACTCATCCCGGCCCCGTCCGTCTTGCAAGGTGCTCATGGCGTATGCTCCTCAATAGTCCGTGCCAGCCATTTCCCGCG